CTTGATAAGAAGGACGTTGACGGGTTCACCATAGCCACGGTCATAGGTTACCACAAAGTTCTGGCCATTGAATTTGCACCCTAACCTTCTGTCCATGTTTTTAAGGTCACGAAGGAAGGAGCGTTCAGGTCTTACGTCCATATTTAATCCTTTCTTACGAATCAACACCCGGTGTCAAGACACCATTCTTATCTACTTGGTGGCAAGCATAACACTCAAAACTGAAACAGGCGCCAGGGTCAACAGCCGTTGCCAAGGTGTCAGTATGGTAGAAATTCCGCACCAAGCTCCCTGTGCAAGCGCTTACTAGTTCAAGTGCAAACTCTCCGGCATTGTCGTTTTTCAATACGCAATCAGAAATTAGAAGGTTGGTTGCAATGTTTCCTGTTGGATTGTGAATCGGTGCAACAGAGAAATCACCTGCGGCAAAACAGTTTTTGATTTCTACCCCGTTTATTGCACCGACAATCTTAATGGCCTCGGCAGCTCCGGCGTTTGGAGCAAGAAACTTACAGCCCAGAACTTTCATGTTTCCTGCGTTGACATCGGTCGTAATAGCATTAACGGCCTGCCCACTGGCATCAGCCATCAGAAATTCACAGTTCTTGATGGTGCAGTTTGCCGCATTAACATCAATAGGCGCAGCCAATTCATCAACTCCAGTCAGGTCAAAGTAGATATTGTCAATCAGGATATTATCTGCATCAATATCAATGTCCGCTGTCGTGGCGGTCGTGAAGGAAATGGTTGGCCTGTCGCTGCCGTTTCCAATTCCGATGATGGATACATTCGCAACGTCAATGTCAATACCTGCCGCAGCCGTTACTGTTTCCGCGTGGCCCGGGGCAACGATAATTACATCTCCTCTTTCCGCAACACACTTGTTAATAGCTTCGTCAATGGTAAGAAAAAGATGGTCGCCGGGGACTCTCCCATCCAACCAGGTTCTTGCCTGAATACCGTCTTTGGCAACATAAAAAGTCTCGCCGGTAATCGGGCCAAGTCCAAGTCCAGCAATCTTAGAAAGCTGGATGTGCGCACCGGGATCAATATTTCTGTCTTTAATCATTTTACATCCTCCATAGTTTGCCCCACATTCAAGTGGATACTGGTTAAGGGGAGCATCCCACTTCATCGTAGGACGCCCCCCAAGTTAATTGTCAAAAACCGTCCACCTGCTTAATTTCAATAAAGAAATTAATACATGCTGGGTTCGGTTAAATCGGAAATCGCGGTCAAACAGTTCCGTTGCTCGACTCCGATCTGGCTGTAAATCCTAAGGTAGGCATCCCATTCATCATAGGAAGCCCTTTGGTGAAGCTGGCTACCGTCAAGGTTGCCCCAACCCAAAGGCGTCAACTCATATTTCTTGATGATGCCATTCGGCTCGAAACAAATCTTATTCGGCTGGAATACAGGATCGATAAGCATTTCGATTGTCCCGTCTCCGCCACTGAACGTCAGGGTTTCGTAACCACCCTTCAAGACAGTTGGCGCAAACCTCACATCTGGCATAAGCAGATTGGCGTATTTCCGCCGCTGTCCCAATCCCATGCGGATTTTATCCACTTTCATGCCGCTTCTCATTCTGGTGAGGTCAACTGCGTTAATCATCAGGTCTAACGTCAGTTCCCGTTTCACACCGGAATTTGAGATGATATTGGCCTTCCATTTTGGATAGGTTGCAACGGTGATTCCTTCAAAGGATGCAAGAGCCGTCCCGTCATCGTAGATGCCCATCAGACCCGTAATTTCGGTCGGGGTTCCACTGGAAGCCCATCCTGTTATCGCCCTCATACCGGCCTTGACAGCCATGCACCCGGCAGAGATTGTATGCGCGTTGGTATTGGTGCATCCGGAAGCAGTCGGGTGATTGGTCAGATAAGCCGCTAACGGGGTTTCAAAGATGATAACATTTGTCGAAGGCGTGATGGAAAGCACACGGCAACCTGCGGCGCAAGTCGCAGTCGTATCGCCTTCAAGAGAGGCGCCTGCACTAACATAGAAATCAACGAACTGGCCTTCTTGGAAATAACGAACGCCCATGTCGTCATCAAACGTGCCTGCCCATGTAGCGTTTCCGGTGTAGGAAGCGCCTGCAGACAGACGGCCTAACTGACCCCATCCATCCCAATGACACTGACGGTTGAGGTCAACGATGACGCTCTGGTAAATGTCTTCAATTTCATCGGCAAGACCATCAACAAAAGCCGCCGCATTTCCCTTTGCGATTTCGATTGCGGGGCCTGTAATCCGAATAGAACCGTAGTTGTATTTCGGGGTGATGGTTCCCTGATCTTTCTTTCCGGTCAACGGATCAGGCAGAATAGCGGACTCGCCTCTTGCACCCACGCCCTGCGCCCTCGCATAACGAAGACCGAAGACGTATCCCTTGCCCCCTGGTTTCCGGTCTGATTTCGGGAACTGGTTGTAAGTGATTTTCTCGTCATTGAACTGATTGGTAAGACCCTCACCATAAACATTTTTAAGAATCTCGGTCAAATTACTTGTATCTGCATAAGTCGTCATTTTTTATCCTCCGAACAACCCCATGGCCGCTTTTCGGGCATCCGCCAGGTTGTTTATTTTTGATTTGTCCTTGATCGGCGCGGCTCCCGCCGTTGAACCGACTTTGGGTATGTCCCCTTTTCCTTTTATGTAGTCCTGAATGACGGACTGCTTAAAAGCCTCAAGTTTCTTCTTTTGGTCGGCAACCATTCTGTTGATTGCTTTCTTATCGGTGATATCAATTTCGTTGAAAGGATTGTTGACCCCCATAAACTCCATAGTAAAAGTTTGTTGTTCTTTGGGTAGTTCCATTTCCTTCACAAGAGATTGAACTTCTCTGTCGTAATTCTTTAAAGCCTGTTGAGCCGCTTCCTGTTGTCTTAAACTTTCCTCTTTGTGCCTGTCGGCGGCGTCCTTCCTTTTAAGTTGGTCTTCAAGTCTGGCAATAGTCTGTTCGGGGTATTCCGTTTCACGTTTCTTTTTTTCTTCTTGGTCTTTCCAGAAGGCTTCATATTTGTCGAGTTTTTCAGCCTTTGCCTGGATTTCATCAAGACGGTCTATGTCAACCTGTTTGCCTTTAATTTTCTGGCCGCTTTCCGCAAGTTCAACCAAGTCGTCAACGGACTCCAACCCGTTCTTTTCCATTAGACTCTTTGCCGCTTTTAAAAGTCCCAACTCATTTTTAAATCGTGGGTCTTTGTGCCACGGTTGCTCGGTGGATGAATCCGGTTTTGCATCCTTGTCCGGTGGCGAATCCGGTTTAACATCTGCCTTTGGTGCTTCGATTTCTTTATTTTCCGGTTGCGACCCGTTTCTCTCGCTGTTTAATTCTTCTGTCATTTTCATTCTCCTTTTAGTTTTTTTGTCCTTGCGGTCAACTATATTGGCCGAAAAGCAAATAAAAATAATTGTTTAGGTTTCTCCATTAGTCACCCAACATTCTGTCAATGGCGTAATTGATAACAGGGTCAGCCAATGCGGATATTGCCCTCAATCCCATTGTAGCCCCTCCGGTAGCCCCCGCGATAACCATGTCCACAGGACTATAAGCATCTTGCAGGGCTTGTTCTTCGGCCATCTGTTTTTGTTTTGCGGCAAGGGCATCTTTGGATAACATGGTCGTTGCGCCTGTGGCTATGGTCGCAACTGATAAATATTTCTTTGAAATATTTTTTAAATGTTCAATGGATTTTGCTTCCCCGGAACTTAATGTAGCATCTTTTGAAAGGTCACTAATATCGTAGTAAATTTTCCCTTTTTCTCTCTGTTTTATTTTAGATAAAGTATTCCATTGGTTGTTTGTTATGTTTTGTCCTTTTGTTAATTGGACATTCAAATCTCCATTTATATCAGAAAACCTAAGAACATTTCCTTTTGATTGGACTTCCGTAAAGTCTAATCCTTCCGGTAATTCTCTATGGTCAACATTGCGTTTACCACGTAAATAATCAGGTTCACCGGCAATTTGTTTTTTATTAACATACCCAGAGGCATAATGTCTTCCACTTAAATCAAGCATAGAACCATCATTTAAAATATATCCTGCTTCTTTTGGGTTTTGTGTCGTCCCAAAATGAGAAAGAAGTTTCTTTTGTATCTTTACCGCTTTCTTTGCTTGACCTAAATTCATTTTCTCCCCTTGGTGTTTATCAGTATCGCCCTCAACTGCATAATCGCTTCACGGTGCGAAAGAGGCTTCTTACTGAACCCGTTTGGGTGATTGGGGCTTACTACCTTCTCCCCGCCCTTTACTTGTTTCAAGTGATATGGCATTGGTCATTCCTGTTTTTAAAAGGTCTGCTCTTATTTCTTTATCCTTCAAATCGTTCCGTTGTTCCTCGGAGGCTATCTTCTGTTTGGTCTTAATGAAAGTATCCGCATCGGGAATTCCGACAATAGGTTCGTCACCCGGTGTAATACCCAGATATTTCTCGACCACCTGCGCCCTCTCGCTTTCCTTCAATACACCAGGTAAGAGTATCTTGTCAATCTGGACATAATCTCTAATATCAGGCGGTTTGTCTGAAATCATCTTCTGGTGCAAATCAGTATGAGCAATAAGGATTTGCTGATACCGTTCCGGCAATTCAGCAAATTCGGGAGAAATAATGTATTTACGATGCGCCTCAAAATGGGCAATATGGTTGTCATACTTGAACAACGGGTCAAGATTCAGAACTTCATCCTCTCCATTTTCCGGGTTCGGTCCGGCAAGCATGACTTTTACCTCGCCGGCAGCCACGGATACATTCTCCATCTCGGCACGTTCAACATCATTGTTTACCTCGTCGGTAAAGGTCGAAACGCCTAATCTCTGTAAGATTTCCTGTCGGACGTTCGGAGATATTTTCCCGTCCTCAAAGAATCCGTTTTGAATCATCTGCAAGAACATCTGCGACTGGCCGGATTTGGTCTGAATCAAACCGGAATCAAGTTCCAGGCGAACATCAGTATTTCCCCGTAAATCAGAAGCCTTGAACTTGGTAATCTTGACTTTATTTCCACGACCTAAAGTCTTTATTAGTCTTTCCTCGGTAAAGACTTCCTGTGCGACTAAAAGGCGTTTCTTATAGACCCTCGATAATGATCTATTGAATCTCTCAATGTCAGGGTAGCGTCCTCTTTCTGCTGTTTCTCTCAATCCCTCGGTTAGAACACCACTTGCGTTTGCTGACGGTTGTTGGCCTCTCAAGACGTTCTTCGGGTCGCCGGAAGCGTCCTGCATCTGTTCTTTCTGAAATTTCCTTTCCTCCAGGACTTGAGACGGTAAAGATTTCCCCTCTCTAAATTCCGGTTTCTGCCCCATAATGGGGTTGTATGACAAAGCGATAAACCCATGTCCGCCAAGTCCGATTTTCTTCAAACCGACATCGCCGGGGGTAAGGACTTTCGGTCGTCCCATTCCCTTGCGGTTAATGGCAAGTGCTTGGTCAATCTCGTTAATAATGTTCTGCGGAGAAATAAGGTCATTTACTCCAGGGTCGCTCCAAAACCTACCCGGAACTCTGTTATAGTGGAAGTCGGTCAAAGAGTAATACCATTCATCACCGGTGGACTGGATAGGTAGTCTCTTTTGTTCGTTGATTACTTTTCCACCGCAACACACAACATAAAGTCCTTGTGGGTATTGTTTCATTGGCGCAAACTCGACCTCTCGGAACAAAACAAGGTTGTCTTCTTCGTCGGTCATGGACTGAACGACAATCGGCCTGCCCTTCCACGGACTGACGGACTGGACTAATTTGCTCAAATATCTCTGGTAGTCTATTTGTGACCTGTCTTCGTCTTTGTTCTCTATTTTGGTTTTAAAGGTATCTTCAACCCATTCCTTGTCTTTTAAAGACTGAATCCCGATCCAGCGTTTCTGGTCTAACCTGTCTCCAAGAGTGTCAAGGCGCACGTTGAAGGGAAGGATGTACTCGGTAGCAACGTCTCCCGTCTTAGACCTATCGGGAAGCCAAATACCTCCCTCTGCGTCTGCGTAGGTTCGCATAAACGCCGTTCCCGCAATACACAAGAGAATGGCGAGTTTTTCTTTCTCATCAAAGAACCGTCCATCATGTGCCTGGTCTAAGGAAACAAGCAAGGCCTGACCCGCATCGGCAGCTTGAATATCCTCTTTCTCGTCGGTATTAGGCCATACCCTCGGAACCATTTTTTGATTCATCAGCATGGCAACTACTGACCGGACGTATTCACGCACTTCATTAGATACAGGCGTCGGCAAAAAAGAACTTGCCATTCTCCGTCTGAATTGACCGCTTGACGGAACGAACTCAAGATATTGTTCCCCAATATAATAAAGTAAATTTCTTGAGATGATCTGCTCCATCATTTGCCGGGAGGTGTCCAAGCGGTCGTCAAAGAATCCGTCTATGGCTAACTTCAAGCTATCTTTATCTTTAAATATCTCTTTTTTCATACTGGGATACCACGTTCAATCTGCTGCTCGTAGATTTCCTCTGGCGTCAAAGGCTTAGGTGGTTCACGCATAACTGCTTCGCCCTGCACAAAGGTTTCGTAATTCTTCGCTAGGATGCGATTCAGAAGGTCTTTCTCCTTAGCGTCCCACTTTTCACTCAAATCGTGAATCAAGTAACACTGTGCGGCGATAACCAATAAAAGAGGGATTGCAATGATAATTTCAGTTATTATTTCACCAGTCATATAAAGCGTTCTCCATATCCTCGGCTTGTTTAACGTCTTCCCAAATCTGTTCGCGTTCCAAATCCGCAACCTGTGTAATAGAAGGCATGAATCTCTTTGCTCTTGTGGGTTCTTCAATAGGGAAAGTGGCAAAAATACCCTTCTTCCCGTGGTCAACGATACGGGCTAAAGCATCTAACATATCGTCGTGTTGTCCCACGGGGAATGTCTTATATTCTTCCTCGACAAAAACCTTCGTTAAGTCCAGCGTCTTTCTGTCATGGCACGTCCTGATACACATTTGAGGTAAAAAAATACGCTTTTGCTCAAATAAAGGTACCAAAGCCCTGATTCTGTCCTCTTTACCAACGTTCCCCCCCAGGGGAAATATTGGGAATCGGTAGTTTTCCTGATCCATAACGTATTGAAGATGTTCAATATCACTCTGCATCCCGTATTCTTCATACCCCACGGCCATAGGACGATACATTTTATGTAAACCAAACAACGTCTGCGTTCTTTCGGTTAAATTCAACCGATCGCGAATCATGTCTATGATATAGTAGTTCTTGTCAAAACCCAATCCGATGACGTGCATGGCGGTATAGTCTGAATTTTTCTTTTTCTTGGAAGCAGGGTCAACAATAATGTAAATTTTAAGGTTATCTGTGTTCTGTGCACTCCATGTCTGTATCCAACTCGGAGAAAAGTTCTGCGCTTCATCAGCAACAGGATTTTGAAGCATCTGCGAACTAAAAACGTATGGCCCCAACTCCTTCCTCTTATACTCAATCCTCTCTTTGGTAAGTAAAACTGGTCTATTTTCGGAATCATAAATGGCGTAAATCCTCGGTTTAACGACCTCACGTCGCATCATTTCTCCGTAGGTGTCGTTATAGGAATATCGAGTGCCAATGTATCTCTTGCGTCCACCCTCCGCAGCCAGGTTGATTGACATCTCCCATGCCCTTGTTGTCTTCTGACACATTTCAGGGGTGGTTACAGAATCTAAAGTCACAACATCGTCATAAACCAGTAACTTAAAATGCCGCCCTGTTGGTTGTCCGTCAACTAATCCCCACGCCTCAACTGTGGACTCCTTGGGATTGATAGAACGCTTGACTACAATTCCCTCGTCTTCCGACCATTTCGGCGCCTCACTTTGAGGATTTGTCCATAAAACCTCCGGAAAGTAACTCTTTAAAAGGGTGTTCATCTCAAACTCCCGCTTAATCTGTCTCAAAAACGTCTTCGCCGTAGGTCTATTGTAACTAAAAATACCAATCGTTAAATTGGGGTCTTTTAAAATCTCCTGTATCGTTAAAGCATAAGTGATGATCGTTGACTTATACCCTTCACGAAACCATAAATCCAAATACCCGTCCGGATTCCGCTGAACCTCAAAACACCTGTCCAACAACCACTGTCTCTCAACATCCTCTCTCTTGAAAATACGGGTAATTAAAAAATACAAGTCCTCCCGACATAATTTACGGGTCAGTTCAAACCAATCATCCCTGCCGGTGCTGTTAAATAACTCCCTGTACATATTGTTTACGTCTGATATGTTCACTTCAAAACCTTTTATGTAAAAGACAATCTGTGAGGGAGTATTGCCACTGTAACCCACCACCCCACTGAAGGGGCATACCCCCTATCACTCCCCCTTGGAATAAGCATTCTTTTTTTTCTCCCTGCCCTCTCCTTGCCCGTCGTCCTTGCCCATCCGCTTGTTGGTAATCATCACCTGTTTCCCTGACCCTGGTCGTGGACGGAGGAAGGGGATGGACACATTTGACATATACCTTTCTGGCCTTCCCCTCCACCGGTGTTTTGCTTGTTTACATAATACTTCTTATCAGCCAAACCAACACATCATAACCTATTGTTTTTATTGTGGATGATAAATCGTTGATAATTATCAGCCGTTGCCTGGGAATTATGTAACCAGTTTTACTCCTCATCCCGGGCCTCTGGTGTGACGTCGATCACATCTCCCTCCACTTTGGCCCTGCCGATGATCTTGTCGTAGAGCTCTTGCATCTCCGGGGAGATCCCGTGGAGGGCTATGTTTGCCGTTGATTGGTTGCGCTCCAGCCGCTCTTTGTCGTAGAGCTGGGCCACGGCCAGCACCCGGGAGCCCACCGGCGTCTTTTTAATGTCCTCCTCCGTGAGGCTGTTAATTAGTCTATGCTGCATCCCGGCGAATATTGCTGCGCGGTTGCTGATGTAGTTATCAACATCTTTTTTAATCAATCCGTATGTTTGCAGTGTGCGGACTACGTGGGCATGATCGCACCCGGCTACTGCTGCGATTTCATTTTTATTTAGTGTTGGATGTGATTGGTTTATTTCTATGATTTTTTGTTGAAGCTCAGTTGGATGTTTTGTTCGGGGTTGTTGTGTAATTTGTTTTTTTTTAATTGATTCTGCGGTCATGATTGCCGGTTTCCTGATCGTGGTTTTATTCCGGCGTTGCCGCCGGTCCTTCTGCTTCTGTCCGCCTCGCGGCGGTCCTGGGGCTAGTAAAAAACAATTATATCTTACAACCGGATACAACCTTTTTTTGCAGATTATTTAGCAGTATTTGTTTTTGGTATTTAATTGCTTTTGATACGTATTGTTGCGATATATATAATTTTTTTGCTATTTCTTGTTGGGGTAGTCGGTCGAAAAAAAACATTGTAAATATTATTTCTGTGGTTGTAGGGGGTTGTGGCCATTGGATGTTGTTGGTGTGCTCGTGGTCGGGGCTGTTTACCGGTTGTTCGGCTCCA